CTATCGGTAACCCTACTGACCCCTCATCATACTTTCGTAAAGTATGTCGGCCCGATTCGGGTTGGAATGTCATCAAGGTTTCGGTTTTCGATTCACCGAACTTCACGGGTGAGAAGGTCGCCAAGACCGTTAGCGAAGACCTCACTTCCTGGAAGTACATCGAGGATGCTAAGCGAGACCTCGGTGAAGGCTCTCCGATGTGGAAGGCTCGTGTAGAAGGAGAATTCCCTGATGTCGATGAGTTCTCAGTCATCCCTCTGGGTTGGATTTACCAGGCTCAAGAACGATGGAATCAATGGGACGAAGCCGGGCGACCTATTAGTGGCGATTGGCGCCGTATCATTGGGGCTGACATCGCACGATACGGAAACGATAAGACATGTTTCGCCGAGCGAATCGGAGATGCCTTCCTCACCCCTCGAATCATGCCTCGAACGGACACAATGGGAACGGCGCAACTCCTCCAGAGTCAACTGAACATTGAACGAGGAGACTTGGCAGTAGTCGATACTAACGGTGTCGGTGCTGGTGTCTACGACGCTATCAAGAAGAACAACTACACTGCTTTGGGCGTGAACGTCGGTAACAGAACATCCTTAAAGGATACTTCTGGCCAGATTGAGTTCTATAACGTTAGAGCTGCTGTCTACTGGAAGATGCGAGAAGCACTTGATCCGGCACGCTCCCCCTCAATCATGCTTCCCCCGGACGATGACCTAGCCTCTGACTTATCGACTCCACACTGGAAGACCATGCCCGGTGGAAAGATTGTCATTGAATCCAAGGACGAGATTCGGAAGAGGTTGAACAGGAGCCCCGATAAGGGTGACGCTGTTTGCTTGGCTTGGTGGGCATCTGGACTAGGATTCAGTTTGGATCCCTCGGACTCTGCGTTTGCCTGGGGAGATGCTACTCTGGGAGATGACGCAATTGATTGGGATAATTCCGGGTATTCAGGAGACTTCGGCGCTTTAGTGGAAGCTCCTAGTGGGGTTTGGTATGACTAATCCAGGTCAGATTCCGGCATACACTGCCGCTAGGCCGCGTCCTATTGTCGAAGTAGATTATGAGGGTACTGATCCACCCCAGGGTGAAATTGGATCGTCTTTCCCTTGGGACGGGCCTTTCGCTGAGTTCAATCATGGGAATGTCTTCACTTATGAAGAGCCCATGGTGCGCGACTACCAGCACATGTTGCGTACTGACGGTACCGCTCAGTCAATAGAGCTCATGCTCACCTATCCCATTATCTCTGCCCCCTGGGAAATCGACCCCGCAAAGGGCGATACTGGAGAAGCAGAGTTTATCTACGATGCGATGACCGCGCTTCCACATCAGGGTGGACCACTCACCACTGTCGAGCAGCTCGTTTCTCAGATGACGGACGCTTTCACCACAAAGCGTGCGTACTTTGAGAAGGTCTTCAAGGTAAACGACGACGGAAAGGTTGTCTACCACAAGCTCGCTTGGCGTCCACCGGAGACTTGTCAGGCTGCCTATGACGGACAACGGAGTGAGCTTCGTGGGTTCCGTCAGCTCCCCATGATTTTCACTGGTAAGACTCCCACTGTCAATTGGTCTGCCGGAGAGAGTGACTGGGTTTACATCGGTCCAGAACGGTCTTTCGTTTATGTCCACGGAATGCATCGTGATCCGCTGCTCGGAATCTCCGCCATGCAGGTTCCGTATCACTGTTTCCAGACAAAGCGTAAGATCCGATGGCTCTGGTACCAGTTTCTCGATCAGGGGGTCTTGCCCAAGACTATCGTGCGAAACCCAGATGAGGGTCAAGCGCGCCTTGATGCTCGGAAGGTTGCTCAGCTCCGAGGAAAGGGAGTAGTAGGACTTCACGATCAGAGTGTCGTAGAACCATTCGAGGCTTCCGGCCGTGCGGGTGAGGCTTATGTTCAGGCAATGGCGTGGCTGGATTCTGAGATGCTGGACTCTGGACTCCTCGGTTTTATGGGTCTCTCTTCTCAGGCTGCTAGTGGCAAAGGCTCTTACGCTCTTGCTGAAAGTCTGTCCAAGATGTACCTGCGTACCCGCCGTATGGTTGCGATGGATATGGCGAGGCAGATTACGAATGAGGTCATTGGACCGCTCATCGCCTACAACTTCGGACCGAAAGCATCTATACCTAGGTTCAAGTTTGGCCCACTATCTGAAGCGAACGAAGTCAACGTGCTTGATGTCTTCAGTAAGGTGGCGACCACTGGAGCAAAGGTACCAGTGGAATTCTACGATCAGTTGGTCAATAGGGTTGCCACGCTTCTTGAACTCGATCCTGGAAAGGTTGCTAAGGACCTAGAGATTAACGGCTCTCCCCAGGAGCAGGACAACCTCAACCAGATGATGGGCGTTGTCGATTCCGCCACTAACATGGTGCGGAACGCTCAGGGTGCTGACGAGGAGAGCAAGGCTGGTGGTCCGCACTCTGCTAAGGCTAGAGCCGCTGTGAAGGAAGGTTCCCGGGGTGGTGGAACCGTAGGTTCCCGGCCGTTTGGTGGAAGGTCGGTGACGAGTGGAAAGAATAACCCCAAGCGGAAGCCATCAAGGGCGTCATAGGAAACAACTGGGTGTTACAAACACTCGTCGTGTAGGGCGAGTCATATTATGGTATACAATCTTCGCCCTCGCAATGGGGGCGATTTTTGTTGGTGGCTATACGTTGGTGTGGTATCTCATCAGCGACGACAAACCTACGCTTCTTTCTATCGCTCCCCATACAGATTTTACACCTGTGAATCCTTCTGCTCCATCCAGTCTTGCGAACATTGACAAAGAGTGTTCAGATTTCTTTGATCAAGATGATGCACAGAAATATTATGAGGCTCAAGGTGGGCCTCGGGTTGACCCTGATAGTCTGGATATGGACCACGACGGGTTAGCGTGCGAGAATTACGACTACAGCAGGCAGTCAAGTAGTGTCCCACCCACCACTAAGGGTGTGCAGAAACCTAAGTTCCACGGAACCGATACGTCTGAGGTAAACGCCAAGTGACCACCCCCTCGCCCAACGCAGATCGAGTACTGGACGTTCATTTCTTTAAGGATGACAGGTCTCGACAGTTTATGACGCGCTCTCTAGTTGGCCGTACCGCCAGATTCAAGCGTGTATGGACAACTCGTAAGGAGCCATTGGATCAGGGACAGGAAGGAGAGTGCGTTGGCTTCTCAATGGCCGGTGAGCTGGCAGCGAATCCCGCTGCGTATGAGGTGACCAACTCTACTGGACATAAGATCTTTGCTGCTGCACGAGCTGTGGATCAGTCCGAGGGTCGGAACTTTCCTGAGGGCGCCACTGTCATTGCCGGTCTGAAGGCATGTCAGCGAGCTAAGTACTTTAAGTCTTACGGTTGGAACTTCGGTATCGACGATACCATTAACTGGATCGTTCGTCGCGGTCCGGTAGTGCTAGGTATCAATTGGCATGAGTCTATGTACGAAACAGACTCTAAGGGTCTCATCGATGTTGATGGGCCGATTGTAGGTGGTCATGCGATTATGGCAAATGGTTTCTGGCCTGCTCATCCTACTTTCGGCGACGTACTTGTTCTTACAAATTCTTGGGGTAGGAGTTGGGGTGTTAGTGGCAGGGGCTATCTTCCTGTTGAGAGCGCTGACCATCTGCTCAAGGAAGATGGAGAATCCGCAGCCATTGTCGACCTTCCAGTCCGACCGGCAGACTGATGTACCTCCCAAGCCGTAGTGACTACCGTGCTCTGGGAAAGACCTTTTCCTTGTTGGCATGGATTCTGCTGGTGGCTTGGTGGTTCTACCCTCTCATTATCGTTCTAGCTTTCTTCTATCACTGTATCCGCGCTATCGAATGGGTAGTGCTGTGGATTATTGAGGAGGTGAAAAATGATAGAGATTGCTGATCTGGAAGAGGTAGAGGTACTTCTCTCGCGAAAGCCTGAACATTCCTCTCGTACTCATCCAGATCTGCCGGAAAAGCCTGGAGGTCCTGATAACTGGGTGGAGAAAGTTGGGGGTCTACCCAGTTTCATCAAGAGGGTAGCTAAGCACATCTTCTACGACTCTCCAGGAATGACAGTATCACATGCCATTGCTGCTGCTGTTGAGCAGTGTAAGAAGTGGGCAGCTAAAGGTAACGCTAAAGCTGCGGCGGCTGTTGCACAGTGGGAAGCCAAGAGGGCTCGCTCTCACGCTATGGAGGGTGATGAGGGAGAGGTGATAGTTGACCTCGGTCTCCTGGTACAGAAGCGCAATGTGCCCTATAGCACTTACGGTAACTCTACGTCGGCAGTGTCAACAGGTGTCAAGGGTGCATCTTTCAACGAGAGCAAGCACTCTCGCACGTCTAGTGGACAGTTCGCGAACAAGCTGAACCCTAGTGAGCTGATCGCTGCGAAGCGTCAGATTGAGGGCGGTTTAGCTAACCTGAGAGTTGGCCAGACGTTCACTCTTCCTGGTAAAGTTGGCTGGGTGAAGCGAACCGCTGGCGGGTATTTCGTTCAAGGAAACGGCGGTTTCGTAGCTCCCGTTCGAACACTTAGTGAAGCTATTAGCGCTGCTGCTTCCCTATTAGCAAAGAAGGGTTTTGATAAGAAGTGACTGAGATTCTGCTCGGTCCTACTCTTATGGATGGACCGACTACTAAGGTTAAGGACCGTTCTTCGGGTAAGACCTATTTCAAGAAGCGCATTCTTAAGGAAGGCACTTTCGACTACAAGACTCAGTCGGGGGAGAAGATCAAGCTTGACCTGACTGCTCCTGAACTGAAGAAGTATGTTGAGGCTTTCAAGAATAAGGCATACGACGAGGTTCCGTTCCAGTTCGGTCACACGAACGACGCAGACAAGCGTGGTGGAACTCTGGTTCAGGTAGAGCACGTTCCTGGTAAGGGAATTGATGGCTACTTCGAGCTGGATACAAAGGCCGCTGAGTATGTCGAGAAGTACCCGAACTTCGGAGTTAGTCCACGTCTTGTGCTGGATATCTCCCGTGCCGATGGTAAGTCGTACGAGGGTGCTATTCAGCATGTTGCCGGTACTGTAGTTCCTAGGCTGAACGGCATGGGACCGTGGGAGAAGGTTGAGCTTTCCGAGTCTGAGGATACTGACGACTCGACTCCCATTCTTGATCTGTCTACTGAAACCATTACGATTGAGCGTGATAGGAAGGTCACCGTGCCAGAGAAGAAGACTGAAGAGGGGAGCGTTGTCCAGCTCTCCCAGGAGGAATACGAATTCTTCAAGTCGATGAAGACTGAGTACGAGCAGGCCCAGCGTCTTCTCGGTGAGGCTGACAAGGAGAAGCAGACGGCTCCTACTCAGCAGCAGATTGACCTTTCTGAGGTGACCACTAAGGCTGAGTCGGCCCTTTCTGCCGTTCAGGCTCTTCAGAAGAAGGCCGTTGAGGATGGGTGGAAGGCTCAGCGCACTCTTCTGGCGCAGCAGGGTGTTCCTCCAGCGGCTCTCGACCTTGCCACTCCCATTATGACTTCAATGGAGACTCAGGTCTTTGACCTCTCCACTCCTGATGGTGACATTAAGGTTGACGCTAAGACTCAGATGCTCGGTCTTCTGGAGACCATGAAGGGCCAGATTGACCTTTCGGGTGAGCGCGGTCATGGTGTTGGTGGTACTCAGCCTGAGTACGACAACCCTAACGACATTGACGCTTACGTTCAGAACTACCTTCGATAATTAAATAGAGCAGATTGATTAGGAGTTATAATGGCTGGTCTTAGGCCACATCTGGAGAAGGGGCCAGAAACTCATCTGGTCTCTACAAACTTGGTGGGCGGTACTCTCGTTGAGGCTGACGGTGTTACCGGCAAGGTGAAGCCCGCAGTTGCCAACTCGACTGCTGTTCTTGGTCTTGCTATTGGTGATGCTGCTGCCATTGCTGGTGCCGTTGCGCAGACCACAGACGCTTGGGGTCGTCCTTCTGGTGGTGGTCTGACTCCTCCTAATGAGGTGGCAGTCGCCTACCGGGGTTCGTGGTGGCTGAAGAACACTTCTGGCACTGCTTGGACGTACGGTCAGCGACTTTACGCCGGTGCGGCAGGCGTTGTTCAGGGAACAGTCACTACCGGTGCTGTCATTGGTATCTGCATTGAGCCTGCTGGCGTTGCTAACAACGCTGAAGGCCGTGTCCGACTGACGATTCGATAGGATAACTGAATATGGCTACAGTGGTCAGGGTTGGCCATTCTTACGACGGGCCTCAGTGGTCCGTTAGTCAGTTGGTCAAGGCCCCAACTCGTGTTCCAGGCATTGTGATTGCGGCGGTTAAGGATAACCTTATCGCTGATCTGCTTCTGCGTAAGGGTCCTGCTGCTCCTGGTGGTGCTGTTCAGTACCAGGAACAGGTTGCGTTTGCGAGTGCTCGTTCTGCTGAGATCATTGCTGAGTTCGGTGAGATTCCCACCACTCAGGGCGATATGACGATGCCGGTCGTTGCGGCTACTCAGAAGCGCGGTCTTGGTCTGAAGATCTCCAAGGAAATGGAGACCCGCAATGACGTGGGTCGAGTTCAGATGGAGATGGGTCTCGTTCGGGATGCGATGATTCGCTCCTGGAATGCCGTTTTCTTCCTCGCTGTGTACCGTGCGTCGGTTCTCACCATGAACGCCTCTCGTCAGGCTACTGGTGGGTGGACCACGGATGTTGTTCCCAGTGCTGGTCTTACTCCCACTGCCGGTATCCGTAAGGACATTGCGAATGCGCAGTACCTTATGGCCAACCAGCAGATCCAGGGTGCTGTTGGTAACGACCGCTACGGTCTGATTCCAGACACGATGATTGTTCATCCTTCGTTGATGCCTATCCTCCTCGACTCGGAGGAAGTCAACAAGGTCTTCATGAACTCTCCGGCAACGACTATTTCTCCTCGGTACCAGCTCGCGTACCCAACGAAGTTCGGTACTCTGGATATCGTTCAGTCGTGGGAGATCCTTCCCAACCACGTTATGGTTCTGAAGCGCGGCAACCTGGGCTTCATTTCGGATGAGTGGCCTCTTAGTGGTTCTCCGACTCAGTACCACGAGGAGGAGCAGAGCTACAACACGTACTTCACGCGACGTGCTCTGAACGCTATCGACACTCCTAAGGCTTGTGTTCTTATCAACGGTGTCCAGGGCACCATCACTGCGGTTCCGTAACCAAGCGCAGATAGGGAGTTGCTATGGCTTACCGATTGAACGTTGACATGTGGCATGTGGTCAATCCAGAGGACCAGAAGATTCACCGACTCTCACGCGGTGACAAGGTTCCTGACTGGGCTCTTGACAATGAGGGAGTCGACATGGAGGCGCTTGCTGCGAGCCGTGTTCCTCTCTTCGTTAAGGACGAAGACAATGTTCAGAGTTCGTCCGGCACTGTGCCTGCTCAGGAGGCTTCTGTGGCTCGGTCGGAGTCTCCACAGCAGCCTCGCGATAAGAAGTAGGGGGCTGAGCAATGGCATACTGTGACGAGAAAGATGTCATTAGAGTTCTGGCTGGTCGTCGTGACGAAGTTCGTAACGAAACACCAGCCGATCTGGACGTTGATCAGATCCGGGCTGCCATTGCTGACGCTGATACACAGATCAACCTTGCTCTCAAGCGTCGTTACGTAATTCCATTTGAGGTTGGGGCGGTCCCGACTATCGTTAAGCAGTGGTCGGTCAACATTGCATCGTACCTTTCCCTCCTCTATTTTCGAGGATCGAATCCGGTAGGCAGTGATGACCCGATGTTCCTTCTTTACGACCGTACTCGTCGCATGTTGGACTCAGTTCAGCAAGGACGAGTGGACGTAGATGGAGCTACGGAAATCATTTCTCTGGACGATGCAGTACCTGCTGTGTATAACGCTTACGACGGACCGCTCTTTCCTCTTTTTCCGACCTTCGAAGAGGGATATATTCCTCCAGATAAGATCTACAAGTAGGAGGAGATATGGCTGGCACGTTTGACGGTCGTATCGATCGCCTCATGGAGAATGTAGGTACAGGAAAGTTGGTGGCTGGGTGTAAGGTGAATCAACCTTACGCTCAGAATCAGCACCAGAATCTCAGCTTTCGGCATCCCCATGGTGGTCGCTCTCACTACTTGGGAGGTCCGCTGTTGGAGAACTCTGCCGGTCTTCTAGAAGGAATTGCTAGGGCAGTCCTCTCTGAAAGAGGATCTAGTGTTCGTTTTGAGATGGCCAAGGTAGCTGAGGAAATGAACACATATGTGTTGGAGAATGCACCCGTAGAGACTGGGAGACTGAGAACGTCTGGTAATCCTTGGGCAGAAGACAATGGTCTGAGGTATTACGAACGTCCTCCTATCTCTCCTCGGGAGTCTGACTGATGTTTACCTCTCGACATTTGGTTAAGTGGATTGAGGACCACACTCCAGGCGACGTAGAAGTCTATAACGACACTCTTCCGCCCACTGGGCGGATTATTTATGTTCGAATGGGCTCTGGTCCTGGGTACACCCATGAGGGTGTGTTCGATAATCTCTCATTCACCATTGAATGTCGAGGGGCTGACCGGAATTACGACGATGCTGAATACCTGGCACGGTTGGTTGATGACGCTATCCTGAAGTACGGTCCGGAGTCTTACACTTTCGATGATGGTGTTTATCTGGACTTCATTGGTCGTGTGGGTGGCCCACCCTCAGAGCTTGCAGTGTTCGACACTGCTGGACGGTATGCATACACGTGTAACTACTACTGCACCGTCGCAACAGATTTGTAGTAAAACTGAATAAGAAGGTTGGATGATATGGCTGAAATTCAAAAGGTAGGGGATGAGGTGGCCGCAAATAGGCCAACTGGTCCTGAGGTGGAACTTCGTGACACTGCTGCTGATCTTGTTCGTGAGGCTCCGGAGCCGACCGACGAAGATGGAGCGAAGGTTTACAAGGTGGTTTACCCCACCGACCTGTTTGTTGTTGCTGGACATCCAGTAGTGAATACTGAGGGTGTTCGCCTTACCTCTGCTCAGGCTGAGGAGATTCTTCCTGCTGCTGAGGCCAGCGGCGTCAAGATTGTAGAGGTTGACTAATGCCTACACTTACTCCTCGTTACACTCGTAAGAATGTCATTCGTGGGCAGGCTCAGATCTGGACTCGTCCTCAGGATGACACCGCTACCCTTCCGGCTAACAGTATGGCGCTCGGTGGGGACTGGGCTGGTGCTGGCGGTAACCCTCTGTGGACTGCCATTGGTGCTAGTGAGTCGGGCGCTACTATGCGTTTCTCTCGCTCGACTAATGACATCTCGATTGAGGAGCAGCTTAACCCAGTCGACATTGCGACGACATCGGTTGACCCTCGTATTGAGGTGACGCTGTCGGAAGACACTCTGGAGACGATGAAGCTGGCCTATGGTGGTGGTACCATCACCACTGTTGCACCGGCTACTGGTATCCCTGGATATCGAGAACTGACTATTGCTGAGGACATTGAGCACCTGACTCTCGGTCTGGAGGGTATGAACACGAAGACTCAGTGGCGTCGTGTTCTGTGGTTGGATGTTCTCTCGGTAGCAGACGTGGAAACCTCGTACCGTCGTGCGGAAACTCAGCGGCTCTACGCGGTGAGTTTTAGGTTGGTGTCGCCAATTGCCTCGGCTATTGTTCGTGAGTGGAACCTTGCGGCTCTGCCGTAAAGATTGAATTAGAAAGGACGGTCCCTAGTGCCTAAGTTTGATGGTGAATCTCTGGGGGGAGATCTCGCCTACGACTTCACTGCCTACGGCCACCCCGACATTGTGGGTGTAGTCCCTGAACCATCTCGGTTCGCAGCGAAGCGCTTTTTTAAGGAAGTTCAGCAGGTCTTTAAGACACTGGACATTGCTCCGGACAAGGAAGCTGAATCGACTTCTCCTGACCAGATCGTAGAGGTAATGAATGCGATTGATGATGAGGAGATGTTCGACAAGCTAACCGACGGCATTACTGATTGTCTTGCTAAGTTGTGTGGCGGTGAGAGGTCAGACAGTGGAGATTGGTCTGGTGGAAGTCCTTCGCACAAGCAGTTGACGGCACTAGGGTACCGGCCATTCATGGGCTTCTTTGGTTATCTCATGCAGAACCTTATGAACCCGGAATTGCAAGCGCCCGCTACGACTCGCTCGCCGGTACGCCTGCGCAGCGTGTAGAGTGGTTTCGGGCGCTACTCCACTTTCAATTGACTGTAGATGAGTGGGAGCGTCTTCCTTGGTGGCAACCGCAGATGTATATGGAAGAACTCGGTAGATACCTGCGGATACAAGCCGGGGAAGAACGCCCTGAGGACACTCCTATTAGTGGAGACATCTCTGATAGTGGAGATGATGACCTTGGGGTGAGGATAGAGAAAGTCAACTGAATAGGGAGTGGGAGTCGCTAGATGGCTTTCGACGCAGGTTCCATCGAAGCGACTCTCATTCTCAATAGGAACCCTTTTACTGCTGGTCTGCTAGCAGCCAAGCGACAAGCTGAAGAATTCCAGCGGCGCAATAAGATTGAACTTCCTGTCACAGTCAAGCTTGACCGATCATCTCTAGCTAAGGTCAAGCAAGAGATCAATAAGGCTGTAGGAAACATCAAGGTCAAGGCTCAACTTGACCGAGCATCTCTAGCTAGAGTTAGACAGCAAATCGAGGGAGTATCTGGCAATGTTCGAGTCAGGTTCTCCATTGATAGAGCTTCCCTCGCTAGACTCCGTGCTGAACTAAGGGCTCAGTCTTTTACTATCAACGTCAGGATCAATACTGATCGATCTCTTCTGTCTCAGTTGACTCAGTTGAGACAGCAAACTCAGGGGCTTGGCGGAGACTTTGATGTTGGTGGATCTCGCTTTGCCAGGATGGCCAGCCTTATCATTGGGCTGTTACCAGTCATAGCCTCAGGATTCACTGCTGCCGTTGGAGCAGTAGGCGCTTTGACGTCTGCGTTTCTCATTGCCGGTCTGGGTGCAGGTGCACTAGCACTGGTAGCTGTTCCTGCCTTTAAGCAGATCAGAGCGGCAGTCGTTCTCGGTCAGGGGGCTATTGACAAGCTCCCTGACGGTCTTCGTCAGGCTGCTAATGCTCTCAAGGAACTCTTGGCTGAGTACGACAATCTCGTCAAGGCCAATCAGAAGCTTGTTGGTATTGGTATCTCGGCATGGCTCAATGCCGGTACTGCTGCCCTGAAGACCCTATATCCTCTGGTGAAGGCGTCTGCTAATGCTTTTGGTGACGCTGGCCTACAGGCCATTATGTTCTTTGAGGGTCCGTGGTGGCAGAGGTTTGTCAACTTCCTGAGCAGAGCTATCTGGCCTGCGGTAGATGCCCTGACTCGGAGTATCTTTGCGCTGATTCGAATCGTTGGCAATCTCACGATGGCTTTCTGGGACCTTGGTGGTTCTCAGATACTAGACATGATTGTCAAGGGCCTTGAACAGTTTGCCACCTGGACAGACCACATTGGTCAGAATAAGTCTTTCCAGGCATTCATGGATGCCGCAGTGCGCTCCTTCCCTGTAGTTGCCACTCTCATTGGTGACTTGGTTGTCTTCATCCTCAAGCTTGCTGCTGGTCTAGAGCCTCTTGGTACGATTATCATTAGAGTTTTCAATGGTATCTTTGAAGCTATCAACCAGCTACCACCTCCAATGATTGCTGCACTTGCTTTTGCTGTAGGGTCTCTCATGGCCGCATTAGCGTTGGGTGCTGGAGGACCAGTTGCTCTCGGCATTGCCGCAATAGCTGGACTGGCTACAATCTTTGCTGATGTTTATACGCGGAGTGAGACTCTTCGTAATGGCATTAATGGCTTTGTTGATGACTTACGTACTCGCTTTATGCCAATCTGGGATACGATCGTCAGAAACTTCAACCAGTTCATCTTGCCAGCATGGCAATCCCTGGTTGACATGGTCCAACAGAAGCTCATTCCTGCTCTGCAACGCTTCGGCGATGTATTCCTGCAAGAGGTCTGGCCCAAGATTCAGCCATTCGTCGATCAGATTACTGAGACCCTGATCCCAGCTATCCTTCGCTTCCTGGGTGCACTCACCAACATCATCTCCTTCCTTATCGATGTGTTTGGTCCTACTGTTGCTCGGGAGCTTGGCGCTGCGGTTACTGTCTTCCAGGGATCATTCGATATGATTGCTGGTCTGCTGGACATCTTCACGGGTATCTTCACTGGCAATTGGACGACGTTCACTCAGGGAATTACCGAGATCACTCGCGGTTTCTGGACCATCATTGCAGGACTGTTCGGAACCAATCTTGACGGGCTCAAGGCCACTATGCAGCGGTGGGACCAGGAGATTGATGCCATGTGGCATACCTTCTGGGACGGCCTGACCGGATGGTTTAAGGGTCTGTGGGAAGGTATCAAGCTCTGGTGGTCTGGCTTCCTGGACATCCTTCGTGGAGACACAGATCAGGGCGCACAGAAGATTGGCGATGCCTGGAGGAAGATCGCTAACCTCTTCCGCGATCCGATCAACTGGGTAATCAATACCGTCATCAATGATGGAATCATTGGTGCCTGGAACACGGTAATGGGCTGGATCGGAGTTGGAGGAATTAGTGGGAGGGTGCCTAGCCTTCCCGCTTTCGCTGCCGGTGGTCCAGTCAGTGGCGGAATTAAGGGTAAAGATTCAGTCCCCATTCTTGCACAGCAAGGAGAGTACGTTCTCTCTGTCCCAGCCGTTCAGCGTATGGGTGGTATCGGTGCAGTAGATGCCATGCACACTGCGGCACGAGGGGGTAGAGCTGGCGGTCCTACTTTCGCTCAGGGAGGACCTATTGGAATTCCGCACTATGCTGTAGGCGGACCAGTTGCCGCCACTACCCAAGTGTCTATGTGGAGCATCTTTGGTAGCCAGGTAGCTAATCTGTTCCATAGTCTTGGGTTTGGAAATTCCCCAATGGGTGGACAAATCGGCGCGGCTATCTCTCGTATCCCTGGAGCGCTGGTCACCAAGGTTCTCGAAGCTGCTCAGAAGAAACTGGAATCTGTCTTCCAAACTATCGTTACCTTCCTCGGTGGTGGAGGAGGAGGGGGCGGTGGAGTGGGATTGGGAGGTGGAGATGCACGTGCCTGGATCATTGCACATGAGTCCGGTGGTAATCCAAGAGCACAGAACCCTACCTCCTCGGCTTCTGGTCTCTACCAGTTCATTGATGGAACGTGGCGGGCATTGGGAGGGTCTACTGCACACGCCAAGGACGCATCTGTTGCTGAACAGAATATGATTGCAGACCGTTATGTTGCACAGCGATACGGCGGTTGGGCGGGTGCTCAGGCATTCTGGCAGGCTCATGGTTGGTATGACAAAGGTGGATGGCTTCAGCCTGGCACTACTATTGCTCATAACCTGACAGGTAAGCCAGAACTCATCATTCCAATGGATCAGATTCGTCCTGGTAGGGGGAGTCTTTCTCCAGAGGACATCGCAGCTATTGTGGCAGCACTGCGTGGTGGTGGTAGTGGTGGTGGAGATGTCTACAACGTCATGCTCCCTGAGAAAGCCACTGTTCGTGAGCTAGCCGATTCGTTGGACTTTAAGCGTCGAGTTGTGAGTAAAGGCAGGTATACTCGATGAGTTTCCCTCCTGACCTTGGCTATGAGCTAGTCAATCCTCCTTTTACTCCTGGAGATGGATTTCGTTTTGGTCGTGGAACTCTCGTGCATGTGACCAGTAGTGAGTTCACGTCTCCAGATATCAGGACGGATGATGTCAATAGGGCACGTGCGGATGGTATGTATATGGGGAGGGACTACTTTGGTGGAATGACAGTCAACTTTGACATCAACATCAAAACCCGAAGCCCTGGCGATAATGGTGCGGCAGCTAAAGACCTACACAGAAGGATGTCTGCTGCTTGGTTCACTGAGGATACTTTCGTAGGAGCGTCTCGTTTGACTCCTGGAGAGGTCTCAGAACTGTATATCACTGATGATGATAGGACGTTGATTGTATATGGTCGTCCCCGTGAGTATCAGCCTACTCGTGGGAGGACTCGTGCTGGTTGGATTCCTGTCACGTGTTCGTTCCGGGCAATCTCTCACAAGTTTTACGAAGCGGAGTGGCAACACGGATCGATTACCAGCGCTCCCTCGACGTCTACTGGGTTTGTACCGCCCTTCCAGTTCCCACTCTCGACGTTCGCAATCCAAGTCCTCGACGACTTCCTATTTGTGGGGGGAAACACCGAGACGTGGCTCTTGACGAAGGTCTACGGGCCTATTGCTCAGCCTGTTATTGAGGTCACGAACTACTACAAGATCGAGACGTCTTCGGATTTCTTTCTCCGGGCCGGGGAGTGGATGGAGATTGACCCTCGTCCCTGGTCTCGTAAGGTAATGAAGAACGGTACAACACCTATTGCTGGAAAGTTCAAAGCGACTAGTCGGCGTCTTTCTATGCAAACACTCCCACCAGGCACTCACCGAGTCGTCCTGAAGGGTATTGATCCTACTGGTACCGCGAGACTTGAAACCTCGTGGCGTAACGCTTGGAGTACTTGGTGACATTCTCAACTGTCCCATGGGCGGTCGGTGGCGGAGCTGTCATCCCTGAGGATGTCGCCCGAATGATCCCTTACTTTATGTTCAACAAGACTGAGGGAGTGCTAGGGGCTACCGACTTGGAGGTGAAAGCCCTTGCTACTCCTGGTGGTTCTGTTCGTATCTCGCCTGGTGGTTTCGTTGTACTCGGACGTGGATCAGGCCAGTTTTACGAAGCTTACATGGGGAAAAACCCTGACGATCACGTCGTGCCAGTGGCTCCAAACAACACTGCTAGCTCTCGGTCTGATCTACTTGTTGCCGTCGTTAAAGACCCTTATATTGCTGGTTCGCCTTGGAATATCCCAACTGACAGAGCTAACGGTCCTTACGTAGAACCTGTTATCGTTCAGGGTGTTCCTTCCACTACCCGGACGGTGCGCTCTTTGGGCAACAACTGGTCGGCTATCGACCTTGCACGCATTGACATTCCAGCCAATACAGCAACTATCCAGACCTCACATATCGTGAGTCTGCGGAATCGGGTATCGGCCCCTCCACAGCAGATTCCTCCACCGTCTACTCCTCCGCCAGTGCCCGACGTTGACATTTTCATTGTGAATCCAGAGAATGAGTTCTCATATCTCATCGGTGGGCCAACAGTTGAACAGACTCTTCCAACGGCACAGCAGAACATCTGGCGGAACTGGCCTGCTGCCTCTGAAGTAGTTGTCCCCATTCCAACATGGGCGACTACTATGGATGCACAGTTCTCTCTGCTGAATACTATGGTTGACGATGACGTGTGGGGAGAGACTCGTCTGGAGGTAGGCTCTGGAGAAATCTATAGTGGATCGACTGTATATGACTTCAACAAGTCTACTGGTTGGGAACGTATTCAGGTCTTTGCTGGAGGTCGAATGTCAATCCCGAGTTCCTTGCGTGGGAAGAACAAGCGCTTTAGAGTGAATGCTCGCTCCCTGGATGTGTCCTCCAATCACACTGGTACACTCAAGGTCGATCGAGGCTCGCTCATCCGTCTTGAGGTAACTTTCAAAGAGCAGGTCTCATAGCCTATAGGATAGGATAATTTAATATGGTCCTGGCGGTGAATGAGCTTCTCCATCTGGGACCAGATCCGGCAGGAGCTTCCTGGAACCATTTCGATTTGGGTCTAGGACTTGCCACCCATATCAATTATCCTCAAGCACAACTCAAGAACTCTCCACCTCAAGGGGCTCCCTGGTTCTACTCCAGGACTAACCCAACTAGCGGTAAAGATGTAGGAGTCTTCTCAGCGCCTCTTGGCGGTGCCACCACATCTACTAACACTCAGTACTCGCGTTGTGAATTGCGTGAGTATGAGCGTGATGGCACCACTAAGATGGCTTTCAATCCAAAGTCGGGTGACCACTGGATTGAAGGTATCTATCGCATCTATGGACTCAGTGGTCTTACTAAGCCTGGTGTCTGTGTTCAGCAGTACCATGATCCTAATGACGACGTCATTATGGTCAGAACTGAGCTTGAGAGTGGAGCTACCAAACTCATCGTGAACTTTAATGGTTCACGAGTAGCTGTCCTCAACTCTAACTATGCTGATGGTACTGAGTTCTACCTGAAGACCAGAATCAACGCTGGTACTCCCAGTATTTACTACACGACCAACCTTGCCAGTATCCCATCCACTCCGACTTACACTTCTGCTGGCTTCTTCTCGGGTGCCGGTACCGGTTGGTATGCTAAGACTGGTTCTTACAACCAGACTAACGAGAACACAGATCCTAATGTTGATCCGGATGCCTCGATCATCCGTGTTGAAATTCGAGAGCTGAAGCACTGGCACTCCGAAACCCCTGCTGGTGGTGCATGGCCTACTCCTGCCTCCTACGTCGGTGGTGGAGGCGCTACTACTCCGGTAGTCGACGCAGGCGCAGACGCTCAGATCCTACCGAGTGGTACGTTCTCTAGGACTGCTTCGGTCACTCTCAATGGAGCAACTCTTAGCTCTCAGAAGTGGGAGATTCTTTCTGGACCTTCTGGTGCTGGAAATGTGCTGTCCACAGCGGCAGCAGTTTCATGGGTTCCCAGTGCTACTACTGTCGGTAGTGGTGTTCCTGTTGGTCAGACTCAGGTTTTCAAGGAGACATTTGATTCTGGACTGAGTAACACCAACTACTCTTCGGTTCAGACTCACACGTATGAAGGTAGCCCTTCGGGCTACAACATGAACTCTGAGTACCGAATGCAGATCGTTAACGATCCGTCTTCGGCAACAGTACTCCGTACTGAGGTTCATGATGGCGATACGGCAGTAGGCTCTCATGAGCGATGTGAGGTCTCTAGTTTTGGTAAGTTCTGGAACGACCATGACGGAGACGAGCGTTGGTATGAATTTGGTGTTAAGTTTGAAGCATTCCCCAGTATGGGGTCTGCTGATGACTGGTTAATCTTTTTCCAGTGGCACCAGGTCAACGATGATGGTGCTCCTGCTCTCGCAATGTCTCTCCACAATGATGGAAAGGTATACTTTGAGAGAGCAAATGACACTGACGATGAAGACATCCCCGTATGGACACCAGCTCTTAATACTTGGTATAACGTAGTCGTCCACATCAAGTGGTCGACGTCTTCCTCAACAGGTTTCATTCAGTGTCATGTAGATGGTGTTGAGAAGGTCGCTAAGATCTCTCGCAAGACCATGTACTCGACCGACCATACCGACCCGTACTATGTCAAGTTCGGTCAGTATAGGCGCAGTAGTATCTCTGGCACGTCGACTGTCAAGCACGACAACATTAGGGTTTCTTCTCCTCCCGCTGTTACCTCTGGCGGTACAGGAGGAGCCTACCCGAATGGTACCTATATTCTGAGGTACTCAGCGGTTACTTCTGCTGGTACCTTTACCGACAACGTCTCTGTTACTCTTACCCCCACGCCTACTGACCCTGGTACTGGAGGGGGTGGGGGTGGGGGCGGTTCACTAGGAACCTACCCAACACTTGTCGGTGTTGGGCCTACAGCTACTTCCAATGGCTCTACGACTGTTACTGTTCAGCCTCCTACAGGAGTAGGCAGCGGACAGTTTCAAATCTGTATCATTCAGCTAGACGATGTCGAGAGTATCCCTAACCCCTCGGCAGGTTGGACGCTTCTCGACGATCAGGATGTTCCCAATACTGCTTCTCCTTCTAATGCAATTGTTCTTTACAATACTACAGGAGATTCCAACCCTCTAACCCTGACTAAGTCTGGGTCCGGTGCTTACCATGCAGTTCGAATTGCGTGGAAGAACTACTCTACACTCGGTCAGCACTCTTCTCGCGGATCATCAGATACTCTTACCCCCTATGCACCTTCGGTAACTCCTGCTACAGATAAAGCTCTTGTTGTCACTATTATGGGCAGTGACAGAGCTACTACTGGTGCCGGACCGGTTACTGTCCCTACGGGATGGACCTCTCGCTACAACAGTGGGCAGACAGTTAACTCTACTCAGATTGAGTGGATTGCTGTTGCTGAAATCAATGTTGATAACCAAACAGTCACGGGTGCCAACGTCCCTACGGGGACAGGAACGGGTACATCTAACTTCACCCTGACCAACTCCGATAACTGTTCCATGTTCTCCTTCGTCCTCGAAGGTGGAATCAGTACTGGAGTTTCCTTTGGGGGTGCAGTCACCCTCCCCGCACTGTCGCGGTTGACTGCCAGTAGCCCACTGACTCCAGTACCAATTGGAGGCATTCTTCTCACTGCCTTCCCGCAATTGATCGCTCGATCGATCGTTCCGGGTGGAATTGTTATCTATGTCATTCCTAGACTAACTCTGAATGCTTCAGTGTTCCCTAAGGGTGCACTGATTATCCTTCCCAACCTGACGTTCCAGGCCCGGCAACAGACTATTGCTGGTCTTCTGTTGCAGGCCGTGGCCATGCTTCGCGCTGGCGCTCTCCCCTATCGACGCCCAGTACTACGCACTGAGTATGTCTATCCTCCTCAGGATCATCCATTCCGGTTGATTGCTCAGCGCATCCTTGACGGGGAAATCATTGAGTGGGAACTTCCGGTCTCTGAAGATTTCGAGTACACAGACCAGCTCTCTGGTCCTACAGTTATGCACGGCTCTATCAGTCCGGAGCTGATTCAGGTTCAGGAACTTGGTCTGGACGGATATGCTTACTGGTTGCATGTAGAGATCAACCAGGAGATTCGAGCCTCAGCCATTATGCTTCCTCCTCAGTATGAGGAAAGCTCAATGGCATTCTCTGCTGAGGGAGTAGCGGCAGTACCTCACTACACATACTATGATTCTACATTCTCTCAGATCCAAGTTGATCCTCTGTCTGTTGTCCGTACACTGTGGAACTATGTTCAGGCACAACCACAGTCAGACTACGGAGTAGTTGTATCTCAAAACTCCTCTCCAGTGAGGATTGGAGAGCCTGCTACCTCTCAGGCATATAACGACAGGACAGAGGCCGCCAGCCTTATCCTTCGTCGACTTCAGAGTGGTGACCCAATCTTTGAGGACTGGTCATGGGATGGAGCAGAAGCTGTAGTCCAAACCTATAATGATGAGTTGTCCAGACTTTATACAGATTCTCATTCTACCAACCCCCAAGATTGGTTAGAAGGATTCATCAATGGGCATAGGGCAGAAGATGCCAAGCCCTACGAACTCAATTGGTGGGACGCTAAGAATGTTGGAGAGGAGATCGACTCCCTTTCAGGCTCAACCCCATTCGACTACGTCGAGAGGCATGCCTGGAACTCTGACAGGACAGACGTACTCCATTTCATCGATCTGGGGTACCCACGGCTGGGAGTGGCACGTCCTAACCTCCTCTTCAACGAAGAGAACATCCTAGAAGTAGTTCCCGTTCAGGAACCAGAAGACACTTATGCCAGTGCCGTTCTAGTTATTGGCGCTGGTGATGGTGCGGATACTATTCGTGCTTACCGAGCCGAGTCTTTCGCTGATCGAGTGCGCAAGGAGGTGGTGATTACTGACAAGTCCATTACCAATCAGAGTCTCGCTGATGCTCGTGCAGCTCAAGAGTTGGCCTTCAGACGAGGCCGAGCATTCGAGATTGGTGAGCTGGTCATCAATGCTTACCACTCCAACGCACCGGTAGGATCCTATCGGTGCGTTGGTGATATCCAGGTTCAGGTAGAGATTCCATGGCTCATGGTTCTCCACACGTCCTGGTATCGCATCACCAGCATTTCGAACAAGCCCTCCAGTGACAAAGTCAGGCTAGGACTGGCACGCTCTGACAGTCTACTGGATACTTCGGACATCTGGATTCAGCCTGACGATTACGTTCCGTTTGATCCTGTTCCTCCGATCGGTGCAGTGGCGTGGGTGGGCAATGTTCACTTCACTATCACTCCGGTACTGGTTGTTATTCCTTCAGTGCCAGTGCCTACAGCAAGAGTATTCCTCATTGCTACACCCAACCTTACGGTTAATGGTGTTGCGTTCGGTGGATCGTTTGCCTTTGTCAACAACCTCTTTATCTATCACAGTCTTCTCATCGGAAACTCCAAGCTCATTGCCTTTGCTGGAATTGCTCTACCAGTATCTCCGACTCTGGCGGTATCTGGAATCGTTACAGGGCCTGGGTTCTCCACTGTCACACTAATCTCCAATACCCTATTGACAAGTGCTTCTCAGATTCCGAGCGCTAGTGTAAGTCTGTCTGCTACTTCCTCGCTGACAGCAAATGCTACTGGAACATTCACTATCGGTGGCGGCTTTGGGGACGCTCCATTTGGTGCATTGGCGTTTGGTCCTGGTGCTGGTAGTGGGGGTGGAGGTTTTGGTGACTCTCCATTTGGATCTCTACCATTTGGTGCAAGTGCTATTGCTGGTTCAGGTGGCGGAGTCAGTCTTGCAGCTAAAGCCACACTCACTGCAAATGCGAGAACAATTCGTTCCGCTGCTGTAGCTATGTCAACAACTATGACTCTATCTGCTAGTGGAACAGTGAGCAGTGGGTCTACTACATCTCAACTCGGTAAGATCACTAACGGAACTCAGACATCTAGCTCTAGTGCTAACAAGACTGTTGTCTCCAAGTTCACTGCTACGGCAACTGGCACTGTCACCACAGGACACGCTCGACTGTGGGTGGATTCCGGTACTGCCTCTGTAGAGATGGTGGTTTACGCGGACGCTAGTGGAAGTCCGGGCAGTCTGTTGGGTCTGTCGGATACACTGACTGTCTCCAATACTACTGAAGTTCTTCAGAACTTCACCTTCTCTGGAACTCAGCAGACAGGAATTAGTACCGGAAATGACTACTGGATTGGCTTTACCTGGCCAGATCCAGGACTCAACAACATTTCTTGGTCGCGAGACGCTACAGCAGGATCGACTCAGCAGAACGCTTTCCATGCTGCGGCATCCTTCGGCA